CCCCAAACAGAGATTGATTGGATTGATGGAAAATCTCTTAAAAGAATTGCTTTATAATCATCTGCTGTGACTGCTCTGTTTTGTGTAATGAAACTTTTTGGAGCATTAAATCTTATAGACTCTATTCCTTCTCTTGGTGCCCCACCCGATGCTCTGGACAATGTTGTGATAGAAGATGGTGCTCTTCCTTCATCTGCCCATTTAAAAACATTAGCACCATTTGCAGATTCGCCATCGGTACTAATATATTCAAGTTCAACGACATTCAGAGAATCGAGTTTAGCACCGATTATACCATTACCAAATTCAATTACGTGATTACCTTCATAATTTTCGAATGGAAAATATACTTTTGTTTCGGAATTGATATCGGTGAGTGTAGTGAATTTATTAAAAATATTAACATTCGAATCATTTAAATTCTGGTTATCATAAACCTTAACCTTCATTGTACTGATATCGGCTGTATCATCGACCAATATGAATGATTGTACATCTGATGTTGCATCTACGTTATATCTACTTTTTCTTACTTCACCCTGTGTAAGAGCTACTTTAGGGAAAAGCCACCGACCTGTTCCATATACTTTTTGAGTTGTTGTATATGATTCAGTTGTGACAAACACATATACCGAACCATCGATATTAGCGGTAAATTTCTTTCCAGCATCGATTGAATAACTTTCTTCATTTCCTTCAGATTGAAATGATAATTCAACTTCTGCGATTGGTGCGATTATACTCTTTGGTGTGTAGCCAAGAAGTTTAGCTCGAGAAACAACATTCGATCTTATTTGAGCTGAATCTAAGAATGATTCATTTACAGATTGGTGCGCAAGAACTGCATTATAATGAGTATTATATGCGAGGATGTCAAGAAGGTGATTTAAACCAGAGCCCTCAAAATCCCAGTCGGAATATTCTCCGCCTTCTTTATTTTTAAAATAGTTTTTAATATTTTCCTTGATCTTATCAAAATCAAGTTCTGTAACGTCGAATTGTCTCATCTTAATCTTTCTAGTGCGAAATTAATTTCTTGTCTATTGGGTGAAAATATAACATTATATTTGATAGTAATATCAAAGGCATTCCTGTCAATATCATCAGATATTGAAACTTCAACCCCATTCACTCTTGGTTCATATTCTTTCAATACTTTCATAATATCTTCTTTCATAGAAACTATTGTGAAAGCGTCTGCTGGTTCAAAAAGATAACGAGTGACACCAGAACCAATGTTAGACTGGAATGGTCTCTCTCCAAAATTAGTTAATATAAGATTTTTCACTGACTGTTTAACAGCTTCAAAATCTTTAGTTTTAGGTATGTCTTTCAGATTTGGATGTACTGCACTAAAATATAACGAAAGATCTGAATAATAGTTTTCGTTAGATATTTTTAGTGTAGATTGATTTTTATCTGATAATATCATAAGTTATATTTATCCTTCATTCAACAGTTCTTTGTATGCATCTGCGAATGCTACAATTTTATTTGATCTTATAATTTTCAGCTTTCCATTTTCATCATTTTTACTCTCTTCATATTGTCTGTAGCTTTCATACAAATCTTTATTACCTTCTGTCTTATCAACCAACACAGAATAAGAAGAGATATAATCCCCATCATTATTGATATAATTTTTAGGCGCTAGAGATGCAATCGGTGACATATCATAAACGGTAAAAGCAAGACTATCGAATAAAACTTCTAATTCAGTTGAACCAAGAGTAGATGTTAACTCAATGTCCGCGACTATACGTGGATTGTATTTTCTCATCCAAGGTTCAAATACTGTATGAAACCAATTATATTTTTCGGTCTGTTCTCCTTCGTATTTCAATTTAAATGATTCTTTATTGTCTATAAGAACGCCAGCGTTTTCAAACCACAACTGAAAATTATTTTTATCGAAGAGATATGGCTTGAACAATCCGGTAGAACCTAGATCAATACGAATATTTTCATCATTAAATAAATCTAGTCCATCTATATTGTTGAGACTACCGTCATCACCAATATATCCCTCAAATGAACCATTAGAAAATTTTTGTTTAGCTTCTAAAGTTATAACAGAATACTTATCATATTTTGTTTTAATATAATTATCAAGTTGTCGATAAGATTTTGGCCACGCTTTCAATCCATCTTTGAGATGGTCGTTTGTGATGAAAAAAGTCCAATAGTATTGGTCATCTCCATATAATTTCTTAGATACCTGATCGGGTCTTTCTCCATCTTTGACTTCATAATACGTATATGTTATGACATCATCGATCATAAACTCCCGCACGTCTACATTACGATATATGTCGATTATTTCATTTTCGACACCATTGTTTAATAAATCGTAATCAACCTTTGGAAATTGTGAGAAGAAGGACATATACCTATTTATAATATTAATTCAAATCTATTCGTGCACCATCGATATCAATATTGCCTGAAACCGCGGTTTTTTGATTACTGGTATATGTTTCTTTAACATCCCCAGTAACATTTTGAGTCAAAGATCCTCCAATATTTTCAATTACATTTCCATCAACCTGAATGTTCCAATTACCTTTAATATAGGTCGAACAATTTGAATCAACGGTAAGATTACAATTACCGATTACATTTACATTTTGATCTTTAACAACTATCTTAAATTCATTTCCAACAATAGTGGTTGTCTCATCACCCGTTGGTGTTATTTCGTGATATGTACCTGTCCTATGGATAGTAGAGATTCTTTCTTGTCCTGGTGTTACATCAAACTCAACAATGTGTGAATCTTCTTTGGCATCATCAGCTTTCTCATAAGCAATGACATGATTCTTTGGATATTGAGGTGCAATGACTGAATCAATGTCTGGAAATTTCCAATTATTATTGTGTGCCGCATTTGCTGTCGGAACGCTGTCGTGGGTATCTCTCAATTCTTTTTTCTTTGTATAAGAGAAAGCGTTCTTATATGCTTCTTCAAGAGACTTTGCAGCCAGAGGTGTTTCCGCAATATCCAACTTTGATTGTACGGGATATCTTTCATCTGGATCAGTAAAACCAAGTTGATAATCTACAGTAGAAGACATTGAAGGAATCGAACCTATTACAAGAGGGTCTTGAGCATTCGAACCATCTCTAAAGAATCCAATCACCCAAGAACCTTGAAGTAATCCTGTCGCTGACTGACCAATTTCTGTCATTGATGCGGATGTTACTGGCATCATTACATGAGCCCAAGGTAGATCTTCGGTTGGTATACCCTGGCCCGCTATTTTATCTGAATTATGATAACCAAAACATCTTACACGAACTCTTCCCATTTCTTGAGGATCATTGATGTCTTCAATCACACCAGTAAACCAATGCAATAAACCATTACTTATAAAATTTTCTGTATTCATAGATCAATAGAAAAGGAATCTCGTTTTACTCTTACATTACTATAGTGCTCACCGTCTTCAAATATGTGTACAACTGATGTTATGATATAATCTCCACTCAGATGTTTATCATAATAATCATTTTTATTTTCTTTTAAAATCTGCTTTTGAACTTCGGGATCACACGTCTTTGGAAATTTCAGATTAATTTTTCTTCCAGCATTTAACTTAAAATCACCAAACAATTTTATATCATGGTTGAATGTTTCAAAGTTCTCAAGATAACCTTTTGGCTTCCCCTTTGCTGTCTTTCTCATATCGTTAAGAGTTTCAAATTCACCATCGTATGCCTGTGAATTGATTGAAATATGTTCAAGATGAGAATCATTTATTTTATCTAGAGTCTTACCATCAACCTTAAATGTACTGGATAAAGATGATTTACCAAGGTTTTCTTGTATATCTTTATACGTATAAAGTTCTGTTAGATATGTCTTATTAGCAACATCAAGTAATTTATTCGAAGAAGAAAAAGCTCCATCCATCGATTGAAACATTTTACCCAATTTCAAATCAGAAGCCAATTCGAGTATTCTTCTTGCTCTTTGTCTATATTCATCTGATGTCTGTGGTTCTTGATTATAGTCTTTACCATCAACATATGATTCATATACAGCCGACTGCGTCAGAGTATAGTGTGATGTTAATTGACAGACACCACTTAGTGTTTGGTAGAGATAATACGGAGATTGTTTATTATCAAATGTTTTTGATTTAAGCCATCCACACGCTTTTAACGGATCCATAGTTGGAATGACACCCTTCGCTCTACTTATAGCCTTTTCATCAATGATTAATTCTTCTCCTAAATCATTTTCATAAATCTTTTGTATTGTGACCGAAGTTAGATCATCAAAGGATTTTGATATCTTTTTCAGATTTGAAATATACGCAAAGGGTGATATACAATTCAACGTATAAACTTGAGTATGTTGAGCGGCCGCCCGACCAAACAATGGATATTCCGTTACAATAAAATCTAAATCGATCGTCGCTTCATTATCAATGTTTTTCTTCTCAATAACAATATTAATCTTTTCTTGACCAATGATAGGAAAATCTTCGAAGAAATTATTAACGTCTTTGATCTTAAAATTTGCGATAAGAGAAGGCGTATATAGACTTTCAGTGATGCTAAAAGAAACTACAATGTTTGTTATATCACGAACAATACCTTTATGATTCGTGATCTCAAGTTTTTTTATTTTAAATGAAGAAGGCGAAAGACTCTGACCTTTTTCATTACTGAAATTAGCAGTAGAGATTGCCATAATTAATTTCTTCTACGTCCACGTCTCTTCGGTTTGGCTTCAACGTCTCCCGTGATCTCCGACACTCCAGTGTTTAATTGATTCGTGCTTGCCGCGCCACTAACAGTCGGATTTCCATTCTCATTAATTCCTCTATTACCGAGTTGGTCATTTTCCATTTCACGAATATCTTTTCTTGTAAGAGTTCTCGTTTCTTGGAACATTAATGACATATCAATCTCTAATGGAGCATTATTGTTATAATACATATTTCCTCCTGCATTAAATGTAGAATCACACGATGCAAGATATGTTGAAAATATCCTTGGAATAAACTTATTTTCTTCCCCAGTTCCCATATCCATAAACTTAATTGTCCAAACTGGAGGATAATTCAACAATATGTTATCTTCATTTTCCAACATGTCCGCATATGCATAATATCTAAAACGAGTATGAATCTGTCGAATTATTTCTGACTCTTCTTCAGAAGACGCAATTAATTTAAAATTGAAAGCAAATGTTCTTAATGTATTGGCGGTGAAAGTTGTATTGGTATTAGGATTTTTAACTTGTTTCGTGAGGAAAGAGGTTTGTTCTCCAACACCAAGTTTCGATCCCGCGAGTGCTCTTATATTTTCAGTATTAATAGACGAAAGCTTCGGGCCACCCCCTAGAGCCATACCACCTATAACACCAAGATCCATTGTTGAATATTCACCCTTATCCCCAAACGAAACCCCAATCGGTGTTGGTAAAAATATTTTAATAGGCTTATTCTCTTTTTTATCGAATGCGGTGAAGAGAATAACTGGTTTATTGGCAAGGCCAGATCCTCTCATTTCAAGTGGAAAAACCAAATCAGAAGTGTTTTGCTCAGATGGTGTATTATCAATCATATTATCTATTTATAAATATACTAAGAATGAAATATTACAAAGGTAGATATACAATAAAAAACACAAAAAAGTATGAAGGGAACCCATCAAAGTGTATATTTCGTTCAATGTGGGAGCGACAGGTTTTTAAATGGTGTGATGATAATCCGTCTATAATAAAATGGTCGAGTGAAGAGACGGTTGTCCCATATCGTTGTAAGACGGACAATAAAGTTCATAGATACTTCAT